TTATTTTCCACTACTTCCTAATGCTCCATTTCCTCTTTGTGATGGGATTGCTTTCAGTTCATCATATGTATATTCTTCTATTTCAACATACGGTACAGGCATTACTATTGCTTGTGCTATTGCCTTTCCGTAAGGATATATAAAACTGTCTTTATTATTAACGTTTATATTAGAAGTATTCTTTGCAATGTATAAAGTCTTATCTGTTGTGTTTGTAATAGGAACAAACCACTCATTCCGATATCCAGAATCTATCACTCCACATCTCTGAGCAATGCCTTTACTACCAGTTGACCCTCTCTCCTTAAGAATAAAGCAATAATCTGTATCGCAAGCTGAAGCTATACCAGTGGGCATCATTTTTGTTTTGTGGGGAGGAACAATTATATAGTCTTCTTCAAAGTCAGCATAGATATCATACCCTGCATCTTCAACTCTCTTTGTGGGTATTTCTGCTGTGGGTCTTACTTTTGCAAATTTAACTGTTGTAATCATATTATATATAACCTCTAACTTTCTTTACATTATTCATAATTCTTTCAATTGTATAATTTACATCTTCATTAGTAAGTGTATCATCCCAACTTAATCTGATACTGTTGTAGATATATTCTTCTGGACAGTTGATAGCTTTTAATACATGACTAGGTTCTAATGAGCCACTATTGCAAGCTGAACCTGCTGATACACAAATACCATCCATATCAAGTAATAACATGAGAGATTCGGATTCAACACCCTTAAATCCAACATTTAGAGTTGATGATATGGAGTGTTCTATATCTGTGTTAAAATGTACATCTGTCATTTGTGAGAAAGCATTATAGAATTTATTCTGGATTTCTCTACAACACTTGTCTTTTTCAGGAGAGTAGTTGTAGAGTTCTGAAGCTTTGCCCATTGAGATGATTCCGGGAAGATTATATGTGCCACCACGCATAGAGCCTTGCTGATGTCCTCCAATAATAAAAGAATTGATGGGGCTATTACAAAGTAATGTCCCCACTCCTTGTAAGCCACCAAATTTATGGGCTGATAAAGAAGCATAATCGTATTTGAGTTTAGAAATATCAATATGTGAAAATGCTTGGGTTAAATCAGTATGTAATTTGCAATTATACTTATGACATAAATCATAAATAGCATTGATGTTTTGAATAATGCCCAATTCATTATTTACTCCGATAATGGTACACAATCCTGCTCCTTCGGATAGAGCCTTTTCAAGTTCGTCTTTTTTGATTATACCTTTATTATCAACACCAATCAATTTATAGTTAAGACAATATTCTTGAGCATAGTATTTTAATGTGTTTAATATAGAGGGGTGTTCTATTGTGCTTGAGATAATTGTACTATGGCGAAAATTGTTAATAACCCAATTATTGCTTTCTGAACTACCACTGGTATAATATACTTCTTTTGCATTTGTGGTTCTCTTTATTAAATCTGTTGCTTTATTGACTTCTGAGAGTGCTTTGTTGCCAATTGAATACAAAGATGAGGCATTACCACACATCCCGTTTAAGTAGGAGAGTATAGAAGTTAAGATGGGTTTGGGAATATTTCCATATGTTCCTGCTTTATCAAGATAAATTATTTTATTCATATCCTGTTCTCCTTTGGATTGTTCTCAGATTTTTCTTTTTTATTACGAATAACAAGCCTAAATGGCATTGGTATTACTGCTATCAAAATAACTGTTCCGAGCCAATGCCAAAAATCACTGAATATGTACTGTAAAATTTCTAACACTCTTTTTACCTCCTCTTTACTTATTTATCATCGGGCAAACTGTCATACCTCTATCTTTCATATAAGATATAAAGTCATCAGGATTAACTTGTTCCATCATTTTACTCATATTGTGATATGCCTTGTTATAAGTTGTTTTAATAGTTACAAGAGCATTGTCTTTAATTTTGCAGACTTTATATGGTAATAGATAACCACTATCTAAAGAATTATAAATTTTGACATACCCATTTTTATACCAAATATCTCCGTTGAATTTATTCTTAACCATATTATAAACGTCATTATTGTAATAAGGACTTTGTTTGTCTATAAGATTTTTAATCATTTCTGTTTCGATTTTATCAGGTTGGCGAAACTCATATATAGGCACATATTGATAACGTTGAAATGGAATATCATCAACATATATTGTAACTGTACGTCTCCAGAAATCTTTTAATTCGTTTGGTTGATTCATTTATTATCTCCTTTTTATAAACTTACGATGAAAGAAAGGTTTTATTGTTGAATGAACAGAAACAATTATATACCATTTTATTAAACTCTTCACCAAGAATTTTGCTGGAATTATCCTTTGATATACGGCTTTTGCCTTCCATATACTTAATATGTATCAGCTTTTTATTTATCCATATTTTCAAGTCTATACTTAGCTACATCAGCCCAAAACCAATTTTCAAATTTTCCCTTACGGTCACAAATACCATTGTCTATACCTATATAATTCCTATTTTCAAGTTGAGCAGCTTTTAAAATAGAACCTGAACCACAACAAAAATCAACTACCAAATCGCCCTCGTTTGTATATGTACGAATTGCATACCTACAAAGTTCAATAGGTTTCTGTGTAGGGTGAAGTGCTATTGAAGGGTGAGGTTTTGAAAATTTCCAAATTGATGTAGGATATTTCATATTTCCTGTTGTTTGGACAACTGTAAAATTACCGTAGTTAGAGTTATTTAATATCTCATCATTCGCTTTGCCTACGGCTTTCCCTTTGCTATGGCAAGGTTTACCTTCGGTCATTTGTGGATTGTATGTCGGTTGTTTATTGTAGAATATCATTATGTCTTCGTGTTCTCTTAATGGTTGTCTTTTTGCGTTTAAGAAACCACTTGGAAGAACCTTTTCCCAAATGATATTATATTTGTGCATTTTCTCATTAGACAACATCATCTTAGCAGTAAATTTATCCTGTCCAAAAAATAAAACTACACCGTTGTCTTTCAGTGTTCTTTCTATCTGCTCCCACATTGGTTCTGGTGGAATAATATTATCCCACTTATTTTTAGTAGTTACTCCGTATGGTAGGTCAACAAAATACATATTGACGGATTTATTAGGTATCTGTTTAAGTCCCTCGATACAGTCCATGTTATAGACATTATTTATTTCAAGCGTTTTTATCATCTCCTTTTATGACTTAGTTTCAGCTAAAAGTTTTTCATATTCTTTCTTAGCTTTTTCTAATTCAATCTGTTTAATCTTAACTTTCATTTTGTCATATATTTTCTTTTTGATTTCTTTGTAATCGGAAATCAATTTTTTACCATGTTCAATATCAAAAACCATATGACAATTATATTCGTCCCAATCTAAAGGAGCATATGATTTTAAAATATTATTAAACTCTGTCCATTCTTCCTCTACTAAAAACCAATACTCCTGAGTCACAAACATTAATCTGCCAATATTTCCATTGTCCCAGTGAATATAATATCTATCTTTATCCCCTTGAAACTTAGTTGTAGGATTTGTAATATCATACCCTTTAATAATTTTAAAATCATCAAACTCAATATTATCTCCCCATTCAAGACCTAATGCTTTTAATTTTTTGCAAGTTTCTAAATATTTGTTTGGAGAATTACCATAACTCCAATTTTTGGCTTTTTCAAATTCATTTATATATGTTTCTAAGAAACTAATTCTTTCATCAATAGTCATCAAATCTCCTCCAATAAAAGTGGATTTTCATTGTATTATTTCATTAAAACATTTTGCCTTTATAATTAAACATTGGCATAGTAATAAAATCGTAAGTTTTCAATTCATCTAATCCATTAAGATTCGTCCAACACCCTTCATGAATCATTAAATTAGAATTATCGCCGAGATGAACAACTACACAGGGAATACCTTTTGCATAAGCATACCCACATTCCCACGCTGTTCCAGAGTCGGAATAACCACCGTGATAAAGCATTACCATTACATCAGATTTATCAATCTCAGTACTATCCATTTCAAATATTGATTTTGACCATTCTTTTGTACCTACATCAAAAGTTCGATTTTCATGTTCTCTGGGTGAAAATACGTCATAACCTTTTTCTCTTAAAATTTGTTCTGCTGTAGCGACAGCGTTAATTTCATTCTTGTTGAAAAATGGAGAAGCTAAATAAATTTTCATCATTAGTCATCCTTTCAATTATCACCTTTTATAGCAATTACTTTCTTCCAGTAAGGTTCATACTTATTTAGTTCCTTGATTAATAAGGTTTGAAATTCTTCGTCAGATAGATTTTCGTATTCTTCACAGTCTGCTAAGTAATCTGATAGAGCATCTTCAAAATCATCTCGATCGTTATATACATAGTCATCTCCAAACGGTAAAGTACAATCAAGGATTTCTTCAATGCTAAAATGTATGTCCGAGCAATATGTATACCCATAATCATCTGAAACTGCATACCGACCTACAAGAACCACTATAGGCAAGTCAGGATTTTCTGCGATAAGTTGTTTTAGTTCGTCTGAACTTTTTGATAAATTAAGTGGCTTATTCATATACATTTGAATTTCAACCCTCTCTACAAAATATCACTTAAACATTTTCTGCATTTCTGATTTAACCAATTTAGAAATAATTTTCTGTAAACCTGATTCAATTTCTTTATCGGTAGCAATATCAAATTCGTCTTTGAGTTCTTTATACTTCTTGGTTCTAATATACTTATTAGAAATATCAGATTTAACACGTTCTGTAATTTCGTTTTTCATATCATCATCAAGAACATTACCCATCATCTTAATAACGGTTTCTGTAAGCTTGTCTTTAAAACTCCTACCATAATGATCTTGATTACGCATTACTTCGTTTAGCATCTGAACTGCTGCTTCGTGAATAATTTGATTTTGAATATCTTCAATATCAGTATTTTCATCAACAGATATATTTACTTTTAGGTTCATTTTAATACTCCTTTGGTTCTTGTTTCTCTTTTCTGTTACAAAATGGTTCAATAACAGAGTTTAACATTTCTTGGTCAATGTAATAATCTACTGTTCCATCTGAATTAAATAATGTGGTTATTAATGCTCTTTTATCTCTAATGGGTTTTGTTACAGGCAACGGCTTAATTGCATAATTGCTGCTTAAATATATCATAAATCTCCTTCCAAATTATACAATAAAACGAGTCTTTTATTGTATAATCTGACACTCTAAAACCCTTTATTTATCGGCATTTCAGGGCTATTGATATTTTAAAATTATCAAAATTGCCCTGAAACCGTGATTATAAGCGGATTTAAGCTATATAAAGCACCTATTTAAGCCATTTATAAGGGGCGTTTTCCGCATATAATAAAATACTGTTTTTATTGTAGAATTTTGACTACATATAGTATCTTAAATTTCATCAACCACTTCAAATTGAACTGAACTATCAACATAATCATCTGCTTCAAGAACAATATCACTATCGTAATACTTATCCTTTACCTTTTGAATTGCCTCCTCTGAAGTTTCAGCTTCAATTTCAAGTCTACTTGCAAGTAGCTCTGATACTTGTATTATGTATTTCATATTTTTCACCTTAATTGAACCATTTGATTTTTGGTGTCCCCGTAAATCCTTTTCTCCATATATACCAACCATAAGCAACTGCTGTTCCTGTACCTGATTTATATGTCTCAAAATCTCCGTTTTTTGCACACTGAAGCCTTGACGAAGAAACATATAATGTTTCAAATGGTGTTTTATCAAACAATTCTCTACGAGATTTACTTTCTAAAAATGTAAGTTTCAAAAACATTGCAACCCTACATCCATTTGGTATTATTTCGAGGGCTTTCTCAACAAACGCTTTTGAAAATTTATATGGGGGGTTAGTAATTATATCTCCATCCCAATTACCATTAAAATTAAGAAAGTCAATTGTTTCAATTTTGCCATTATGTAATCTATCAACAATATCGGAGTTTCTTACAGTATATCCTCTATCTTCAAGAACCTTGCTCAGATGTAGTTCACCACAAGCACACTCCCAAACATTATTTGAAAATGATTCTTTGTCGAGTAAAAGTTCTAATGCTGAAGGTTCTGTGGCATAATAATCCATTATTTCACGCTCACCATCAGAATGATTGCTCGCTCCGTTGCAGGTAAACACTGCTTTATTATTTCCTGTCCAATCTTTATTATTATCCAAATTTAACATCTCCTTTTATATCATGAAATTTTTGTTTTATCGTAAGATTTAACATATAGCGTAAGTCAAAATGAGTTATAATGGCATACACTATATGTTATTTGTCTTACTTCACTTTGAAATTGGTATGATTATTCACAATAAAGAACTACTTTGCCTTGGTTCAGGCTTTCTTGAACGCTGATAACCCTCTGATTTGACGACCCCTGCCAAGCAAGGGAAATATCTCTTTTATCATCTTCATATCTGCCATCAACAAGAACATCACAATACTTAATAACGTCTAATGTGGAAACCCTATTTACTTCATAGTCTTCATATTCTTTATCCTTGTCAAGAATTTCTTCCCATGTATATCCGGTATAAAGCCAGATTGTTTTGCTAGGGAATTTTTCTTTGACTGTTTTAACAATCTTATAGACAGTTTCAAGATTTTGATATTCAAGAGGATGACCGCCCGATAAAGTAAAATGAGATATGTAGGGTTTAGCCAATTCTGACAGGATTTCTTGCATTGTATCTTTAGTAAATGGCTGTCCAGCATTAAAATCCCAAGTGGAGGGATTATGGCAACCGTGGCAATGGCAGTTGCACCCCGATACCCAGAGTACAACTCCTATGCCTATACCATTGGCAGTATCATATTTACTGATTTTTATGTAATTCATAATTCCAACTATCGCCTCGAATAATATATCCTATCATACTGCTATCAAGATTATACATAGTTCCTAACCGTTGGTATGTTATCTTTTCATTATGATATTTGTTTCTTATTTCATTTGCTTGTTCTAAAGTGATTTTTGCACTGGATAGATTATTAATTACTGCGTGTCTTCGATTGTATTTATTGTTGCACCACTCTAAATTATAAACAGTGTTATTATTTTTATCACCATCAATATGGTTTACTTGTGGATAATTATTAGGATTCGGTATAAAAGCTTCAGCAACAAGTCTATACACAGAATACATATGTTTCCCAAGATGAACTCTATAATAGCCTTTAGTGTTTTGATTATTAGGTTTTAAGACTCCTTTTTTGCCAATAATCGTTCCATCTGTTCCAACCTGAATATACCCATAATTTTCAATTCACAAAGATTTAAAATTTTCAGATATAATCATTAATTGTCTCCTATATGTATAACTCTTTCTTTTATTTCTTGAGTTCGCCCTGCGTTCCAAAAATTACTTCCTATATAACCACAAGTACGGCGTGCAACATTAAGTTTCTTTTCGTCTCTATTATGACAATTAGGGCATTCCCATACAAGCTTGCCTGTTTTCTTATCTTCAATAATCTGTATTTCGCCATCAAATCCGCACACCTGACAATAATCAGATTTTGTATTGAGTTCAGCATACATTATATGATCATAAATAAACTTGATTACTTCAAGCACAGCTTCAATATTATTATTTAAATTAGGAACTTCTACATAGCTAATTGCTCCTCCGGTTGAAAGAGACTGAAACTCAGATTCGATTGAAAGCTTAGTGAAAGCATCAATAGGTTCTGTGACGTGTATATGATAACTATTGGTTATGTAATTCTTATCGGTTACACCCTTTATAATACCGAAACGTTTCTGTAAACACTTGGCAAACTTATATGTTGTCGATTCAAGAGGTGTACCGTAAATTGAAAATCCGAGATTAAGGTCTTTATTCCAATCGTCACACTTATCGTTCATATGCTGCATTATTTTCTTGCCGATATCCCGACCTGTTTTTTCAGTAAGTTTATAACCAGTTAAAGCATAAACACATTCCCACAGACCTGCATAGCCAAGAGAAATACTCGAATAACCACCTGTAAGGTATTTATCAATTACTTCACCCTTTTTAAGTCTTGTCAATGCTCCATATTGCCAAAGAATAGGTGCAACATCTGACGGTGTACCCTTGAGTCTTTCATATCTACAAATCAAAGCTCTATGACAAAGTTCCAGACGTTCATCAAATATCTTCCAAAATTCTGTCATTATATCATTTGAGTTATTCTTCTTTGCTGTGAGTGCAACATCAACAAGATTAATTGTTACGACACCTTTATTAAATCTGCCATAGAATTTATAACTTCCGTTTTCATCTTTCCAAGGAGAAAGAAAGCTTCTGCACCCCATACTTGTAAAGCAATGACCATCTTTAAGCTGCTTCATTACCTTTTCACTAATGTAATCTGGAACAAGCCTTTTTGCAGTACACTTTGCAGCAAGTTTGGTAAGATAATAATAAGGTGAGTTCTCGTGAATATTATCTTCTTCAAGGACATAAATAAGTTTTGGGAAAGCGGGCGTAATCCAAACACCTACTTCATTCTTAACTCCCTGATAACGCTGTTTAAGCATCTCTTCGATAATAAGCGCAAGATCGTGCTTTGTTTGATTATCCTGTGCTTCATTAAGATACATGAATACGGTCACGAATGGAGATTGACCGTTTGTAGTCATAAGTGTAACAATTTGATATTGAATCGTTTGAACTCCGTGTTTAATTTCTTCTTGCACTTTTTCTTCTACAATATCATCAATAGTAGGTAAATCACCATCTTTAATTTCCCAATTGAAAGATTTGAAAAAATATTCAACATCTTTGCGAATTTTTTGTCGTGAAATATCAACAAATGGTGCAAGTGCTGACAAAGTTATACTCTGACCGCCATATTGATTACTTGCTACCTGTGCGATAATTTGTGTAGCAATGGTACACGCAGTCGCAAAACTATGCGGCTTTTCAATCATTGTGCCACTGATAACTGTCCCATTTTGTAGCATATCATTGAGGTCAATTAAATCGCAGTTATGCATATGCTGAGCAAAATAATCTGCATCGTGAAAATGAATAATCCCTTCGTTATGAGCTTTCACGATATCTTCTGGGAGAAGGATTCTGTTTGTTAAATCCTTTGAGACTGTACCCGCCATATAATCTCTTTGCGTGGGGAGCAATGTTGGATTTTTATTTGAATTTTCTTCTTTTATAGCTTCATTCTCACAATCAATAAGAGATAGCATTTCATTATCAGTATTATGTAATCCTCTTACCATCTCTCTCTTGTATCGATACCTTATGTACGCTTGAGCAACCGCCTTATCATAGTCCATAAGCTCACATTCAACGATATTCTGAATTTCTTCTACTGAAATTTGATTATTATAGAGATTGTAAATCTTTAGAACAACATTATCTGTAACTCTATGCGCTGTACCTATGTTGTATTCTGCAATACCTGAATATGTTTCTACGAACGCTTTTGATACAGCATTGTAAATCTTGTCTTTATCGAAATCTACAATATCACCATTGCGTTTAATAACTTTGATTCGATTTTCTTTTATCATCTCATATCACTTATTCCTTCTTTATTATTTTTATTATTGTCGTTTCTTGTTTTATTCTTATTTAACTTTATGTTTTCATTCTCTTTAACTTCGTTATTCAACACATCAATTTTATCAGTGTGTTTAGACATAAACACCATTGAAGCAGTCAGATAACCAAGTCCGAAGAGGATGAAACCTATTGTTATACCTAAGATAATTATTACTATCATCATTGTTTTATCTATGTGTGAATCGGGGGAACTTGTTCTGTAAAGTAGGATTAGACATATAATTGTATGTGATTTGTAATTGTCTGTCTATATCTTCCCAATTATAGGCTCTATGACTAAGAAACCTGTAATTGAAAGGAGAATCAGGAACACGATATTCATCTTGATTCCATGGATAATCAAATACTATAGAATGATATTTACCATTATCTAAATTATCAATACAATCATCTATCAGTACATCAATGTTCCCACTAAGCATTTGTTTCTTTTGCATACAGATGAGGTTTTTTCTAACGTCCATAAAAGGGAACGTGCGTTGTAACCATTCTGCTTTCTTGCGCATATTTTCTGTATTTGTAGCAGTCACAAAATATATTTCATGACCATTATCATGCCACTTCTTTAAGACTTCGACACAACCGGATATTACTGATATACCTTTCCAAACTCTCTTATCAAGGAATAGGGAAGGGAAATCTTTCTTAAATTCAGGCTTGACATACTCTTCAATGCCATAAGATTTAATATCTTCTATTTTAAGATTATCATTATGGTCTGCATTGTAAACTTTTAACACGCTTTCAGTCAGATTATTTAAGACGTTATCCACATCACAAGCTATAATCATGTATCAACCTCTGTCTCACTTTCGCACTTAACAATATATTCATGTATCTTTTTAGCTATATCGTTGAGTTTTGTATTGTCTCCATTGTCGATATTAAAATCACCGAGGAAATTTCTGAAATCAATATCAATAAGAAGTCTTTCCATTATCTTACTAAACTCGTCTCCACGTTGTTCCATACGATTAATACGAGTATGAACAGGGGAAGTGATTGTAATAACCTTAACAGGTTTACCATTATAATGCTTCCTTAAAAACTCAACTCCTGCCGGGTCTATTACATAAAGGTCAGAATTGTCAGCTTGTTCTGCGGTTGCCCCATAACGGTAATCTCCGTATGAGGTATAACCTATAAAGTTAGCTAGTTGGTCAAAGAAAGTATCGTTTACAAAGGTATGCCCTGTTTCATTTTCAATACGCATGGGTCTCGTTGTATAAGATTGTAGTTGCTTATAACCATACTTTTCTTCAAGAACATTTGCTACGGTTGTCTTGCCAGAGCCTGAAGCTCCAACAACAAGGTATAAATTTTTCAAAATTTAATGTCCTTTCTATCAATTATCAATAGCAGTATTACCAGTTATTAGTTCTGAATAGGGTAATGTTTCTATCCATTTGCAGAAATTACACCATTCATCAAGTTTGTGCGATTTGCGGGATTTATAAATATTTGAAAGCACTTCGTAATTTAGCATAAGCGTTCTTTTTTGATTATAACTTGATGGAAGTAATTGAATCATTTGCCACCAAAGTGCCTTATTAGTTTTCTGACTACCTAAATACGCCTTACGATACGCATTCAGTGCTTGAATAGTAGTATTAAGAATTTCAAGGGCTGAAGCCTGCCAATAGATTGTTTCTTGTTCATCATTATCATATATTCCGTAGGTCTGATAGTCTCCGGTAAACAAATGCTCTCTGCTAAAATCGTCTAAAGTAAATTCCTTTTCGGATATTTTGTGCATAGTGGAGCAACTATTTGCAACAGTCCCAACCTTATATGTGTCATATTCCTTCCACCAATATAAAGGGGCGGTTACATCAACATATACAGTAATCATACGCATGAACTTGCGGTGGTCTGTGCCTGCCTTGCAAAGCTTCTTCATAAGAGTGAGGTCATTGTCGCCAACTTCAACAGGCGTGATTTCCCAGAAATGGCTGTCTGACTTTTCCCAGCTATTCAGCGGATTACGCATACCTCTTATTGCACTTTCCCACCCAATTACTTCACAATTTTCAATTGCTATCAATTTTTAATCTCCTTTATCTTTTTCTCCTTTTATTCTTCTTAACATACCCATTCCAAAAATATCTTGGGTCATCAATCGTTAAATATTCATTCCTGAATAATCTGTGAAACTCCTCATCAGTCAGAGGAACGTATGTATTTTTATCTTCCTTCTGCTCTACATTTTGCTTAATCTCATTATCTATATGATTATCTAAAATTTTATTTTCAATCTCTGCCATAATGTTACCTCATGTAGCAATGCCTCTCGTTACACAGAAATTGAAAAGTGTGTTGTAATCATCTTCGTTTGTGGTAGTAATCTTGGCAGGTCGAGATAAGTCAAGCCCGAATACTCCCATTAAAGATTTAGCATCACAAATGTAATTGTTATGGCTGATAATAGTTATCTTGCTGGACAACTTCTCAGCTTGTATTACAAAATCCTTAACATCTGTAATCTTTTCAAAATGTACTGTAAATTCCTTTGTCGTATTATTGTTCTTAATTATATTGTAATTATTATCCCAATCACGACATTGACTTCCTACTATACCCATGCAACCCATATTGCTTTTATTCCTTTCTTAAAATTAATTAATTTCCCAAATCTCAACAACTTCATAACCCACCGTGAGTTCGTCTGTGTCATCTTCATCAATAATATCATCCCATTCTTGATTGAGGGCTTTACACTTTGCTTCTTCTGGTGTATCAGCATCCACATATCCTTTCATAATCTTATATCCGTGTGCTAAGAGAAATCCGTAACTCTTCATATTGTTTATTCCTTTCTAAATTTTATCTTTTTCATATTCACATTAACTTATACAAAAAATCTTGTTGTGTAAGTAGTACCCCAGTTGGTTTCACTATATTCAAAAACGTATTCTACGTCTCCAGAATATTCAAACCATACAAGGCTATCATATTCACTTAACTCTGGATTGTAGTAATATGTTGCTGAATGTGAAGTTCCTTCGGCACTAAATACTTCCTTAACTACCTCTTTGGTTTCTTCATCAGGAGTTATCCCCGAATATAGCCAGTTTGATATTCCTTGAAACTGACTTTTTTGGAATAAGACTTCTGTAACTGTATTGGGGAAATCCTCTGAAATAAGTCTGTTTCTTATTAGCTCTGCTACATAGGTTTTGTATTCTTTTGAGAAATTACCAACTTCATGCTGAATAGTAATTTCAATCATTGCTATTTCATTTTCAGATAAGGTGTCATAAAGTGTGACGGGTTCTGTTGTTGTATCATTTTTGTTGTCAGAGGCAGTCTGTACGATTATTGAATTTATCGGTTCTGATAATTTAGCCAATTCATTAAGATATATACTTCTAGTAGCAGGTATGTTCTCGACATTAACGTCGGAGACATCTAAATCAAATGAGCTTCTGATTTGAGTGTAATCATTATTAAAAGCATTACTTATTTGTGTTTGCTGTTGTTCTTGCTTTTCTTCAGTACATTTCTTATAAATCATTGCTCCATCAGCTATGCTCAAAAGAATTATCAATACTGTACGAAAAATAATATCTTTGTTATCTCTAAATCGAATAAAATCACCTACTTTCTGCGAGAGTGCATTTACGTTTGTCATTTTTATGTCCTTCCTGAAATAAATAAGTTTAATCCTCTGTGTATGTGTCTAATTTGTCAATAAAGTCATTTATGAAATTATCGTCATTTTCTACTTCATTCGGGTAATCTCTCTTTATTTGGTCATAAACACAATCGTAACAGAGTTCCTCATTGTTGTATATGTATAGGCAATCATCACTATTGTTTTCACATCTATCGCAGACGTGAATAGGTATCGGCTTACTGTATGGGCAATAACCTCGACCACATACATCTGGAGGACAACCTACACACATATCTTCATACACAATCAT